CTTCCGGGAACGCAAAGGGACGGAATCCGGCCGAGGTTGATATTCAGCCCGACAGACCATTTTCTCGTCATAGGGAGCTACATGGCGCGGATCATGATCCGTATTCTGAAGAAGATTGAAGATGGCTTCATCTCTGGATACGATTACAGGACTCTCGGCGACCATATCGCTCGCGTAGTCCAGAACGGTAGCGTACTGCACGCGACAGACGCTCAACACACAGGTACGGATAAACTCGAAAATTTCGGGTCATTCGATAATGCGTCTCACGACGCTCACCAGCACCCTACTCTTATCAAAGCGGTCGATAATGAAATCTTGAAGAAGATGGTGCCTTTAATACTCAAAGCTAACACGTGGATACCGACTCATTATCATGAGATAATTACAACGTTGCTATTGAAGCTAGACTGCAAGATCAAAGGAGACAACGGATTCCGAGCAATATGTTTCGGTACCGTATATTCTGGACATCCAACCAGGACTACGCTCTTCAACACCCTACGCGTATTGAGTTACGTTAAGTATGCCGCGTACAAAGCTCGTACTACGGGCCGGTTTTTCGTGGCCGGAGACGACGTTTTCTTCTGGGTAGCAGATGTTGCCGCGTTCGACACTGCATTAATGAGGATTTACTCCACAGTAACAGGAACTCCTGCCGTACCACTCGAATACGGGCTGGGAGTAATGATTAAAGATCTCAGATTCGGGCATCCGAACGAACACACTTTCCTTTCAAAGGATATAGTATATATGGATTTCAAGTTCGGATTCTTCCGTACTTGGGAAAAACTTGCGATCTCAGGAGCGTATACGAGTGCAATAAGTCCTCGTCTTACAACTGCGGATTACTGCGCTATGCAGTACCATCAGATGAAAGACTTGCCCGAGCACCAATTGTTCTTGGCTAAAAGATTTGCGGCCCAAGCAGGCAGACTCAGTGAAAAGCTAAAGATCCGTATGGAACAAGAGTGGAACTTCAAAATGAATGTTTTCTCTCATGACCCCTGGCTGGTAGCTTACCATGAGATGCTGCACCCCTCTTCCGTCCAAATGATGTTAGTGGGTCGCAAGAAAATGAACCGCAATGCCAAACCAGCACGAAAGGGCCCGAATTCCAAAAACGCCAAGGCCGCACAGAACAACAAGAAACGCCAACCGCAGAAGGTCGCTATTTATAGAAATCCCAAGCAGTCCGGAAGCAGCTCCCAGAAGAGGGATGCTGCTAACTTTATGGACCTCTATAACAGCGGCGCTTACGACTATTATCTCGGATTGTGTGATCCGGACGTAGCCATAGGCAGAGTCCCCACTATTATGCCGATTCCTACCAGCGTCACCCAGTATAAGCAACTGGTGGACGTAGTGGCAGGACCGACAGGAATAGTACGCTTCAAGGTAAATCCTTGGGGTAAAGTAATAGGTAGTACAGACAGCGTGTATATAGCTGACTACTACAAAGGAGCCGCTGGAGCTACCGTTGACGGAACAGGAACCGAGTCGGAGATAAACGCTATGAATATAGCGTCTTTGACTACGAATGCCTCACGTTATAGACCTACCTCTTGCAAGCTCACAGTGCTGCCAACTGGCACATTACTCAACGAATCAGGACTTCATTCTCTTACGTTCCATCCGTGCGATACGCGCTCGGAGTGGACGAACAGTATGGATCCTATTCGGGACTACGAC